CCGAGCCGCTGGAGACTGAGCGATGAGCGAGCGCATCAGAGGAAAACTCGGGGACGCGATGGTCGAAGCCGCCCTGAACGACACAATCGACCATCTGGAAAACGTGGTGGCCGAGTGGAGAGGAGACCGGACGACATGACTGACACCCTGCGCGAACAGATCGCCCGGCTGATCGGCTACAACTTCGCCAGTCTGGTGTCGCGGAACAACATGCCCGACATGAGCGGCGACCCCCGGAAGCGCATCCCCGCGCATGAGCGCCGCCGCTTTGACGACGCTTGCGAAGAAACGGCGGATCAACTCCTCGCCCTCCTCCCGTCCCTGCCTGATGGGTTCGTCGCAGTGCCGTTGGAGCCGACGGAGGCGATGAAGCGGGCGGGCGGCAATGCGCTTGGTGGGTGGGTCGCCCCAGCAATGCACCCCGATCACGCCTACCGCGCCATGCTCTCCGCCCGCCCCACCGTGGTTGAGGGTCCGCAAGAGGAGGACGAAGACCCGCCCTGCACGGATTGCGGCGGGACTGGCATCAACAATCAGACGGAGCGGACATGCTCATGCGTCCCTCCCACAGAGCCGCTGGAGACTGAGCGATGAGCACCACAGACGACGAACTGCTGAAGCTGGCTGAGGCGGCGACGCCGGGGCCGTGGCGGACCTTCCGCAACCGGCACACGACGACAGATGGCCATGCGTGGGGATGGGTCGCGCCGTCGCCCAACATCCGCTTGACCATCAAAGGAATGTCTATCGTGTGGGAGCGTCCCGAGGGCGAGGCCAATGCCCGTTTCCTCGCCGCCGCCAGCCCGGATCGGGTCAAGGCGCTGGTGATGCGGCTCAAGCGGGCTGAGGAGGCTCTGAGGCCGTTCGCGAAGTTCGACATGAGCGGCTTTGACGGGATCGTCCTTGAGGTCGTGCCGTCTGATCCACGGAACCCCGCTCCGCGCATCGAGCCCATTTTGGCGGACTACTTCCGCCGCGCCGCCGCCTACTTCTCCGCTCCGGCTGGGGAGGGGGAGTGATGGACGACGAACTGAGGCAAGCGGCGGAACATGCGGTCAGGGAGTTGGTTCGGGTCGCTGAAATCCTGTCCGATGAGGACTACGGCCACTCAGCCGAACGCGCTCTCATGGCGGCCAATCGGCTGCTCGCCGCCCTGAAAGGAGCCGACCAATGACTGAACTCACAGACAAGATAGAGCCTCCCAAATATGTCTGTGCCAAGTGTGGTTGGACAAGCTACAGCACAAGGTATGACTTGGTTTACCACAAGAAGAACCACACCTGCGAAGCTCCCAAAGCTGAACCTAAGAAGGTTTAAACAATGTCTGGAATTGGCCCCGGCGATGGCGTAATCGCGCTCAAGGAAATTAAACCTAGGTGCAACCCGCCGATAAGCATTACCAAAGGTGCAATTTACGTTGTAGAAAAAATTGTGACGCTTGACAATGATGATCGTTGCCCTGATCCCAACTGCACTGTTGGGAAAGTGTCCCAAGGTATTGTGATTAAGAACCAACCCGAAGATGTGATCTTCATGGGCTTGCCATACAAGTTCTGCTTTTGCCCTTGCGCTTTTGCACCTTGGCCCGGCCCTGCCGATGAAATGCTCAAAGATGTTGATATAGACCTTGACGATGACGTTAAGGCTCCTGAACTTGAGAAAGTTTAAACATGACCTTTCTAACCAACATCAGCCAAGGCCCTACCGACAAAGGCCAGCGCTTTGTTATCTCTGCTGTCGAGAAGACCGGCAAGACTACGCTGGCTGCTGGTGCGCCTAGGGTGCTGCTGGTGCCGCTCGAAATGGGCGATGGCACTGTCAGGTGCCACAAGACCCCGCTGCTGACAAGCTGGCTTGAAGTTGAAGCTTTGATGGCTGAAATTAAAACTGCTGTCATGCAAGGGAACTTCCCGTTTAAAACGATTGCGTTCGACACTGCCACAGCACTGGAACGCATGATCCACGATTATGTATTGACAACTGATCCAAAGTGGGCGAAGGGCAATCGTGCTGCAATCACTATGGAGAGTGCCCTAGGCGGCTACGGCAAAGCCTATCTGCTGGCTAACGAGAAGTTCGAGCAATTCCTGCGCTGGTGTGACGAGCTTGCTATCTACGGCAAGATCAACATTGTCATTACTGTTCATGCTACTCCAGTGAAGGTTCTGGACCCTGCGCATGGAGAATATGAAACCTGGGACTTGCTCTTGCACTCGCCTAAGAGCCAAGGTAAGTATGGCAAGCGTGAGATACTAACGCAATGGGCTGACTTTGTTGGCTTCTTGCACGAGCCTATGTTTGTAGTCAAAGCTGGTGAAGGCGAACGCATGAACCGGGCTGTGTCTGCGAACCAAGGGCGACAAATAGCAGTTGACAGAACCCCTCAATGGGTGGCTGGTAATCGCTATGGACTAACCGGGATGATAGCCATTCCGCCGGTGAATGGCTGGAATAACATAGCGCAAGCTATCCACACTGCTACCGGCATTGATGTGTTCAACAGGGATATCTAACACAATGGCTACTTTCGCATTTGACGCTACCCAACATACGCCGAGCTACGGCGGTGCTGGTTCTCTGCCCGAAGGCAAATACAAAGGTGTGATTGTCAGCGACGAAGTGAAGCCCACAAAGGACGACACTGGCCGCTTTCTGTCACTGACGCTGCAAGTCATCGAAGGTCCGCTGACTGGCAGTCAGATGGTTGACAACTTGAACCTGTGGAACAAGTCTCCGCAAGCTTCCAAGATTGCCAATGACCAACTGGCTGCCTACTGTGCTGTCGTCGGTGTCTTCCAGTTCCAAGACAGTTCGCAACTGTTCAACAAGCCTTTCCAATTCGAGGTTGGGAAGCAGAAGAACAACCCTGAGTATGTTGAGGTTAAGCGTATCTGGGACATTAACGGCAATGATCCCGGCAAGGCTGGCGCTGCTCCTGCTGCCCCGGCTCCGGCTGCTGTCGCACCGCCGCCCCCGCCCGCCGCTCCTGCGGCTCCTGCCGCTCCGGCCCCCGGCCCGGCTCCTGCGTGGCCTACGGCGGCTCCTGCGGCTCCTGCCGCCCCTGCTGCCCCGGCGTGGCCTACCGCCGCTCCTGCCGCCCCTGCGCCCGCTCCGGGTGGTGCGCCGCCGTGGGGCGCCCCGCCTCAGTAACCTAGACTGCCAGCGAGTTTAAACGCTCGCTGGCTTTTAGGTGAAGCTTGCTGCTGTGGTTCCTCCACGTCGCCAGCCATTCGGGCGCTAGAGTTAAGCTGTAGCTGAAAGACGCTGCAAATAAACCCAACGCCTAGCGTAAGTGGCAAGCTTCTCCTAAGAGCCAAAACCAAGCAAAGGATTAAAAGTTATGAGAAACCTACTTACAAGCTTCCAAAAGATTCAAGCTTTCAAAGTGTTGGAAGCTCATTGCTCAAAAGATAAAGACGGCAACGCTGTTTACGAAAAAGGCTACGACGACGGGATTGTGGCGAAGCTTGTTTCAGGCGAATATGGCTTTGAATGCAATTCTGCCAATATCGCTGGACTTCGCAAAGAGGCATTCGGCAACCTGCCCAAGAGCGGGCAAGCGTCAAACAAGGTTACTGCTGAAAGCTATGAAGCTTTGAAGGCTGAGAATGAAGCTTTGAAGATGAAGCTTGAAGTTTACCTCATTGCTGCTAAAGCTGCCGCAGTTTATGACGTTTTCATGTTGAGCATGTGTAACAGCATAAACGAACTTCAAGGCAAGCTCACTGCTCTTAACACCAACGAAGAAACCAATGATTGATCTTGGCATTCCCACAGAACGCCAAAAGTGGCTCACCAAGCTTGAGGCTGACATTGACAGTGTGTCGATCAAGCTTCACGAAGACGGGCCGCGCAAGCACCTTGGCGCTAGCATTGTGGGCGACAAGTGCCAAGCTAAGATTTGGAATAGCTTTCGCTGGCTGAAGCAAGAGAAGTTCAGCGGGCGGCAACTGCGGCTGTTTAAACGCGGCCACAGGGAAGAACCCCATCTGATCGAACTGCTGCTTGGTGCTGGCTTTGATGTTAGCGAGATTAACCCTGCCACTGGAAAGCAATGGCAGATCAGTGGTTCTAAAGGCCACTACGGCGGCTCTTGCGATGGCATCGCTAGGCGGGCTGACGTTGGCACTTTGCTGCTAGAGTTTAAAACTAGCAACGATAGCAACTTTGTTAAGCTGAAGAAAGACAGGCTTAAGAAAGCCAAGCCTGTCCACTACTCCCAAATGTGTCAGTATGGCTATCACCTTGGTCTTAACTACGGGCTTTACATGGTAGTCAACAAAGAGACTGACGAAATTCATGTCGAGCTTGTGGAGCTAGATCATAAGCACGGTGCCGACATGGCACTTAAGGCTGACATTATCATTCAGTCTCAAAGGCAACCGGCCAAGATCAGCCTGACGCCAACGTTCTTCGACTGCCGGTATTGCCACTTTAGCGGCATTTGCCACAGCGGCGAGTTACCTGAGAAAAACTGCCGAAGCTGCGAACATGCTGCTCCTGGCCCTGACAAAAGCTGGTGCTGTGACTTGGCTCCTATAGGCCACAACGTAATACCTGAAGGCTTCATTCCTCACGGTTGCGACAACTGGAAGCCTATTATCAATGGCTAGCAACCCAACCCTGCGCTGGTATCAGGACGGTGCTGTTGACAGCCTGTTTGAATACTTTGCCAAGCATCAGAAGCTTGGTCCTGACGGCTTGCCGGTGAAGGCTAACCCACTAGTGGCCCTGCCCACAGGAACGGGCAAGAGCCTTGTCATTGGCGAGTTTGTCAAGCGCTGCTTCACACTCTACCCGTCAACCCGTGTGATGATGGCTACACACGTCAAGGAGCTAATCGAGCAGAACGAACGCAAGATGCTGGAGCTTTGGCCCCATGCTCCTGTGGGCATATACAGCGCCGGTTTAAACAAGCGCAACACGGCGCACCCGATTGTGTTTGGCGGGGTGCAGTCTATGGCTGGCAAGTATCCTATCTTTGGCAGACGTGACCTTCTGGTTATTGATGAAGCTCACCTGCTTGCTGAAGAAGGCAGATACCAAATGCTAATTCACGAACTAATGTATGGCAAACATGCTAAGTTCGGTGAGACTATTACACCTGCTATCTTTGCTGCCGCTGCCGCTAACCACAACTGCAACCCTTACCTGAAGGTGATCGGACTTACAGCTACACCTTACCGCTCTGGCCTTGGCCTGATGACCAACGGCAACATCTTCACTCATGTCTGCTATGACATGACTGACATTGAAGGCTTTGCCCGGCTGATTGCTGAAGGCTTCCTTTGCCCGCTTATCCCCAAGCGCACTGAAGTTCAACTAGACGTTACTGGCGTTGCCATATCTAAAGGCGACTACAACCTTACCCAACTTGAAGCTGCTGTTGATAAGTCTGAAGTGACTTACAAAGCGCTGAATGAGTTTACACACTACGGGCAGGACCGGCGTAGCTGGTGCATCTTCGCCAGTGGTGTTCAACATGCTGAACACATTGGAGCCATGCTCAAAGACGTGTTTGGCGTCAGTAACGTTGTCATCCACTCCAAGAAGTCTGACACTGAGAACGCTGCATCGTTAAAAGCTTGGAAGCGCGGTGACGTGCAATGTGCTGTCAACATGAATAGCTTGACCACTGGCATTGACCACCCAGAGCTTGACTATATTGGAATGCTGCGGCCCACCACTTCAACCGGGCTTTGGGTCCAGATGCTAGGCCGTGGAACGCGCCCTGCGCCGGGCAAGGAGAACTGCCTTGTCATGGACTTTGCTGGCAACACCAAGCGGCTTGGCCCGATCAACGACCCTGTGATCCCACGGATGAAGGGCAGCGGCCCGCCCGGTGATGCACCTGTAAGGATTTGCGATGAATGCGGAACCTACAACCACGCCAGAGCAACAGAGTGTGTCGTCTGCGGAAGCCCCTTTGAGCAAAACACTAAGCTTTCAGGCAGAGCTTCTACAGACGAACTCATGCGCGGCGCTGATCCTGTCGTCGAAGAACATATTGTGTCGCAATGTGTCTACTCTAAGCATATTTCTCGTGCAACAGGAAGACGCAGTGTCCAAGTGTCCTATTTCTGTGGCTACAAGACTTTTTACGAATGGATCACTGTTGAAGGTTCTGGCTTCCCTGCTAAGAAAGGCCGTGACTGGTTTAGGCAACGTTACGGCGAACCTCCTGAAGACTTGACTAACGACGGCTTGCTTCAATACTCAAGCCAATTTCGCGCCCCCGCTAAGATTAAAGTGTGGGTAAACAAGAAGTATCCTGAAATTCTATCTGTGGAGTTCTAAATGGACATTCAAGAATACGAAACTGCTGCCAACAGCACTTGCTCTAACCAGTTTCATGGTGAGAAGGTGCCTATGCGAGTGCTGTATGCAAGGTTCAATGACTTTGCTACCAAGGCTGAAGCTCTTGATGAAGTCAAGAAAAGCCTGTTCTACGGCAAGCCTAACAGCTTTGTGTTTATCAAGAACAGGCCCGGCCAAGTGCAATGGGACGATCAAGACTGCTCTGGCGTTGACCCCGGAGCCCACAAGATTTTGCACGGTGTCATTGGCATTGCCACTGAAGCCGGGGAGCTTGTCGAGGGTATCCTGAAGGGCGGCGGTAACATCGACAAAACTAACACGCTTGAGGAGGTTGGTGACTTGCTTTGGTATGTGGCTATTCTGGCTGATGCTCTTGGTATGGGCATTGAAGAAGCCATGATGGTCAACATCAACAAGCTTCGCAAGCGCTTCCCTGAAGGCTTCACTGAGCATCATGCTCTTAACCGGGACTTGGACGCTGAAAGGGCGGTGCTTGAAAATGGCGTGGCAACCACAACTAAGGTTTAACCTTAAGTTTATCCCTGTCAACCCTGAAGACAACTTGGGTGTGCAAGCAAGCTGTTTAAACTGTTCTTTGTTCATTGAACAGCATGAAATGTGTAAACGCTTCAATGCTAGACCCCCTGCGCGTGTCATTGCTTTTGGTTGCAAAGACCACCTTGACATTACGGAGATACCGTTCTAAGCAAAAAGCTAACAGGGAGAACTACAATGCCGAGAAGTAAAGCTTTTCCAAGCATCATGCTTCCAGACTTCAAAATGCAAAAGTGCGGTCATAAGTTTAACGCTGTTGGATGCAAGGTATGCCCACACTGCAAAACATACCTACCGTGGCTGAAAGGCGCGTCCGCGATAAGGAACGCGAAGCGCTCCGCAAGCTTGACCAAGTAGACGGCGGAAGCCGACTTTATGAATGGACCCTAAGGACTTACAACATGGCTAGACCCCGCAAAGACACAACAGTGGCTAAGCTGCTTATCGAAGCTTTGGACTTTGTGTCCATTGCTGGAACTAAGGAGCAGGACCACCTGATCCTGAAGGACAAGTTTGCAATCATGTATGACGGTCAGCTTGCTGCCGGCTATCCTATCATTGAAGACTTGAACTGCTGCCCGCATCTGGGGAGGCTCAAGACCGCACTTGCTAAGTGCGGCGAAAGCCTGTCGATCACTGAGCTTGACAGCGGCAAGCTATCTGTCGTCGGTGCCAAGCTGCGGGCGCTGGTGCCGTGCCTTGACCCTGACATTGTGCCGCTGCCGGTGCCTGACCAGAGCGTTGCCGTGGCTGACAACTGGCTGAAGCAAGCTTTCACCACCTGCGGCACACTCGCCAGCGAGAATGCAGAAGACTTCATCTGCGCTTCTGTGCTGCTTGAGAATGGCGTTTGCTCAAGCACCAACAAGAAGGTGCTGTTCCAATTCTGGCATGGTTTAAACATTCCAGCCCCGATGGTGCTGCCCAAGATTTTCACGGCGGCTGTTGCCAAGACCAAGCGCAACATTGTGGGCATGGGTGCTGGTTGGAATGCCGAGCGCGCTAAGTTCACCAGCTTCACTGTGCATTTTGACAATGGTGCTTGGATCAAGACGCAGCTTTACGAAAACGCCTATCCTGATGTCAGCAAGATAATTGACGTGGCTACTGTGCAAGTGCCTATTCCTGACGGGCTTTGGGAAGGCGCTGCTATCGTCAGCGAGTTCAGCCCTGAAGACGATGTTTACTTCGTTGAAGATGGTGTGCAAAGCCATGTGTCTGAGCATGAAGGTGCGCAATACAAGGTTCCTGGCCTTCCAGGTGGACTGCTGTTTGGCGGCGACGTGCTGAAGCTTGTGGCTCCGTGGGCAACCTCAATTGACTTTACAAGTCAAGACAGCAAGATTGTCTTCCACGGCGACCGTATGCGCGGCATTGCTATTGGAAAGTATACTGGCTAATGCTGTTTGAGGAAAGCAGGGCTGACAGGCGGAAAAGGGCGGGCATCAAACCCGCCCTGAACCCTGCTGCCATTCCACCTGCTAAGCCTTACACGCTGCTCACTAGAGACGAAATTTTAAGCGGTGTAAACAGAACGCTCATACTGGACACCGAAAGCTATCCGAATTACTTTCTCGCTGCCTTCCAATGCCTAGAGACAGGCAAGGTTGTGTATTTTGAGGATAGCCCTGATGCTACAGTCGATACTGACCTTCTTAGCTTTGTTCTGCATCGCTTCCTTACTGTTGGCTTTAACTCTATCCCTTACGATTTGCCTATGCTACTGGCTGCTATTAAGGGCTCTAGGGCTCCTGCGCTAAAGCAGCTAAGCGACAAGATGATTGTTGAAGGTGAGCGGCTAACTGGCAACTTGCCTAAAGCTATGAACCACATTGACTTGTTTGATGTGGCTCCGCTGCCTGACATTAGCTTGAAGCTTTATGCTGGCAGAATGCACGCTCCCCGTATGCAAGACTTGCCTTATGCACCTGACAAGCTGCTGACGCCAGAAGAAGCGCGCAATGTCAGAGACTACTGCATCAATGACTTGGACAACACTTCCTTGCTGTTTAAAGCTGTGCTGCCGCAGATTGAATTGCGGGAAGCTCTGGGCAAGGACTACGGGCAAGACCTCCGTTCCCGGTCGGACGCACAGGTTGCCGAAGCGGTGATCCTAGGGGAGCTTGCCAAGCTAGGAGTGCGCCCGCGCCAGCCCACAGTTGAGGCAGGGCGGCGTTTCAGGATCAGCCCGCCCCCCGGCCTATCTTTCCAGACCCCGGCCCTACAGCACGTCCTGAGCGTCACCCTGTCCACCGACTTTGTGATCGGTTTAAACGGTGCAGTGAACACCCCTGCTGAGCTTACTGGCTTGGACATAAGCATCAACGGCAAGTCCTATAAGATGGGCAATGGAGGTCTTCACAGCAATGAGAAAAGCCTTACTTCATATTCAACTGATACTGTTAAGCTTATTGATAGAGACGTTGCAAGCTATTATCCCGCTATTCTTATCAACCAAAGGCTCTACCCTCACCACTTGGGTGAAGCCTTCATCGACGTTTATACGGCCATTCGTGACCGCCGCCTTAGAGCTAAGAGTTTGGGGCTTAAAACAGAAGCTGAAGGTCTTAAAATTGCTGTCAACGGCGGCATAGGCAAGCTATCCAACCAATACAGCAAGCTCTACGCACCAGAAGTTAACTCTCAAGTCACAGTAAGCGGCCAGCTTTACTTGCTCATGCTGATTGAGGCTGTTGAGCTTGCTGGCATTCCGGTGATATCTGCTAACACTGACGGCATAGTGATGGCTGTGCCTAATGACAAAAAGGAAGCTTTGGATGTTGTTATCAAATGGTGGGAACACTCAACAGGCTTCGTCACTGAGGAAACGGTATATAGAAGCTTGCACTGCCGAGACGTTAATAACTACATTGCTATCAAGCCAGACGGGGGGTGTAAGCTCAAAGGGGTTTACTCTGAGGTTGGCTCTGCGCTTAACTCTGTTCTTAGCAAGAACCCAGAAAGCCTTATTGTATCGGACGCTATCCAAGCGTTCCTATCAAGCGGCAAACCAGTAGCCGACACTATTTTTGCTTGCACTGACATTAGGCGTTTTGTCAATGTTCGCACTGTCAGGGGCGGTGCCAGAAAAGACACCACCTACCTAGGCAAAGTTATACGTTGGTATTACAGCACTGAAGTTGAAGGCACTATCAACTATGTAATTAGCGGCAACTCGGTGCCTAAAACTGAACGGGCTAGGCCAGCCATGATCCTGCCCACAGAACTGCCGCCAGACTTAAACTTCAACCACTATATCAGGGAAGCCGAAGAAGCTCTAATGGACCTTGGAGCTAAGGTTAGACCGGGACAAAGGAAGCTGCTATGAGAAATTGGGAAGTTAAAAAAGCACCACGTCACCCTAGGAAAGTCTTGGCTTTCTCAGACAGAACTTACAGCCAACTTTACTTTTACAAGCGAAGTGGCACATACTTTATTTATGTTAGGTTTAAGAAAGCTTACCGCAAGCGCTTTGGCAAAACTCAGGCACTAATCACACTTGGACCAGAAGCTATGAAAATAGTAAGCGATGCTTATGATCGTGACGCTTACTCTAAAGGTGGCAGTTGGACTTTTGAAGTTAGGACAGCTAAATGACCCCGTGGGAACTAGCCAAGTCTGGCACTGAGCATGGCGAGCAGCGAGCGCTGTTTGCGTGGGCTAACATGGCTAAGCGCTCTGGCATCAGGGTTGCCAACGATCCACTGGCCTACAAAGGCTGGCAAGCACCTTTAAACGGTGTCCCTGAACTTGAGTGGCTTCATGCAATCCACAACCAAGGCCACGGCGATGCTGTGCGCGGAGCTAGAGCTAAAGCTGAAGGTGTTAAGACTGGCGTGTCTGACATATTCCTGCCGGTGACTGTGAAGCTAGACATTAAGCATGGTGGCACTGGCACTATGCACACCATCAGCTATGCCGGGCTCTACATTGAAATGAAGCGTTCAAACGACGGCAGAGAAAGCGCTGAGCAGAAAGCTTTTGGTAACTACTGTGTGTCACAAGGCTACCGCTATGAAGTCTGTCATGGATGGGAGCAAGCGCGTGACAAGATCCTCGAATACCTCGGAATGGTTCGCCAAGCGGGCGGCGGTCGCCTCTGAGGACGCCGTTAGGTGGGCAGGGACGGGGCTGGGAGCCCTTCGCCGCCGGGACGCTGCCTACCTAGCCGAAATGGCCCGCACGGCCCCTAGTGTGGACTACTGGAGCCCGGCGGCTAGGTCCGAGTGATGATGACCACCCGACCATTGGCACCCGGCCCTTCAGCGAAGCCACCGCCACCGGGGCTGTTACCGATTGAGCCAGCGCCACCAGTCTGCCTAGCACCGCCAGTATAAGTGCCAGCACCAAGGTTAGCACCACCATTACCAGTGCCACCGCTATCACCAGCTTCACCAGCAGTGTTAGCAGTGCCACCACTACCGCCTGTGCCAGCCGCGCCAGCAGCAGAACCGCCGTTGCCACCGCCCTTAGCTGTGATAGCTGGAGTTGTAATAGTGCTGTCACCACCGTTGCTAGCAGAGGTAGCGCCCACAAAGGTATAACTACCGGGGTCAAACTCACCAATGTAATATGGATCACCACCCGCACCAATGCTACCGGCAATAGTGGTAGTGCCAGCAGTTACAGCGTAGCCAGCATACTTGCGATACTCACCACCACCACCACCGTGGGTAATGCCACCGCCACCGCCACCGGGGAAGACATAAATGTCAACATGGGCAAGGGCGTTGGAAGGAACAGTGAAGCTAAAGCTTCCTGGTGTGGAGCTATCGAAAATGACAGTCCCATCAGCCAGAGCCCCTGCCGCTCCGTAGTTAGCGTAGTTGCCACTAGTGACAGTTGTAGAAGCCCAAGCCCCAGGAATGTCGTCAATAGAGATAGTGCGGGCTCTAACATCATAACCAGTCAAAGAAACAACAGGCCAAATGTTTATGCTATCAACAGGCGTTCCGGCTTGGCTAGCCATGCCGCCGTCTTGCCAAATCGTGTCGCCAGTCTTGCGATACTGCGTTTCAATGCGCTTGACATTCGGACCAACAGTAGTCCAAGAAATAGTAATGCCATCAAAATGCTGAGTGCTAGAACCACCCACATCAAGTGCGGAAGCAGCCAGACCGGACAGAGCGATTTGCTGAAGGCTGTTATAAGCAGAGCCAGCGGCAGGAGCAGTGTAGCTAGACGTAGAGCCTGCCGTGTAGATAGCAGCAGCCTCCTCTTGAAGAACGCAAGCAACAGAGCCGTTAGGATTAAGCGACATAGAAATAATACGGAAAAGCTTAGCAGAAAAGCCAAGTCTTGCAAACGTCAGCGTCACAATGTTCCAGTTGTTAGCTTTAAGAATGCGATAGTTGAACTCAGCTTCAAAACGGCCAGTCCACCGGCTACGGTTCAGGAAAGTGCGGGCATTCTTTTGTGCAAGTGCAGCGTCTTGGACATTTTGAAAGTCCAAAACAGCCTTTTTAACAGTGCCCCCATCTTCACTAAGATAAGTGCTGTCGCTAATCATAGGATAAGGTGCAGCCTGATAAAGCGAAGTGGTGGAGGGATCAATGAACGATCCACCCACACGGTTCCACTGGTTTTGGATGCTGTCTCTAGGCGTCCACTTAACACCAGAGACAATATCGTCTTCAGTCAACGCAACAGCGATACTAGCCGTGTCATCTGAAGATACCCAATAAGACCACAAGCCACCAGTATCAAGCAGAACACCTTGAGCACCAGCAGCAATAATACCTTCGTTAGTGTCATGGCTGTCACCTGTCGAGAGAATGCAGTCAGTGTAATAGTGCTCAGTTTCGCAAGCATTAGCCGCTGTAATCCAGCTAGGCCAGTCTATGTCAGCAGGATCAACCCCGCGTCCTGCGACAAGCACCTTCTCTGAAGTAGCGGGGTTTGTGATTGTCCATCCCAACAGATACCACAGCATTTGCAGCGCATTGTTGCGCCCGATTGGAATGCCATTGCTGTCGGTCGGAGAGTATTCCCAAGTGGTTTGGTCGTTATATCTATGCGAGCCAGTGCCGCCGTTGGTTGTGTCTTTGCGAGGGTCATAGACTTTAGCGCCTTTGCCAACTTGGCAATAGCGTTGGGGAATGCCGTTAGGGTGCTTGGTTTGGTCATACAACCATTTGAGCGTGTAATAAGCACAACCTGTAAAGCTTGCTGCGCTAGTCCAAAGCGAACCAGCCCCAAGCGCTGTGCCTGTTGCAGTCACACCGGCTGTGACATTCGACTTGGCAAGATTGCCCGTGTAAACACCTGTAGAAGCTGTGCCGCTAAAGGTTTCTTCAACACCGTCAAGATAAAACTTGCCGAAGCTTTCAACCTTGTGGGTAGCACAGGCTACAACTTCATCGTAGTTAGCAGCGCCGTAGCTTTCATAGTAACGAATGTCAGAAGCAAACGCAGTTTCGCCAAAGACAATTTTGCGGAAGTCTTCAGCGGCGAGTGTCTTGTTTAAACGATCGGCAGTGGCAGTGTTTTTGGCATTAGTTTTTGGCCGCAAAGCCATAACACCAAGCGCCGCAGCAAAACCAATAGCGGCACCAACAGGACCGCCAACAAAGAAACCTACAACAGCAGCACCAATAGCCACCACCGCTTTTACAATTTTAGACATGGAAACACCCTTCAAGGTCTAGGGTTTTAACCATTTCCAAACCTTCTTCGCCAGCAAAGAATGAAAACATGCCGTTGCAGATGCCCACAGAATACTTGAACGGCCCTTGCTTGCCGGTGTCCAGAACAACCAAGTCACCTGCTTTAGCAGTGGCAATATGTTGAGGCTCGCCAAAGTGCTTCTCGCAAAGGCCAAGCACACTGCTAACACCGAGCTTCTTTAAAGCTCTAGCGGCTCCCAACTCGTCTTTATAGCTGACCTTAGGCACAAGGTTAGTGCCAGTCATAACAGTGACGCAAGACGCTGCCCACATGCAGCAGTCATGCTTGCCCCATTCGTAAGGCTCATACCGAAGCATGTTGATGTGGACAGTAAGATCGGTGCGCCAGTTGAATTTCTTAATCATCAGATGAAGTTCATGTTAAGTTGAGGTTCTGACACTGAGTAGTCGCTACCAGCAGCCGCAGAAGAATTGCCGCCAATGCTAGGAACCTTGTTAGCAAGGCTAAGCACATAGTTTTGGCTAGTGTCAGTGCTGTCAATTTGGTTTTGTTCGATCCAGCGGGTGTTCAGGGCTTGAGACATATAAGCCTGTTGGCTTTCAAGTGTGACTGTAAGCTCACCTGTGCTTGCACCGGGATCAATAGTAATTTCCATCTTGTCAATACGACCAGTCTTAACGCGGAAAGGCTTGCCAAGGATAGCTCCGCTAGCGTCTAGGGTAGCCATGAACAGATAGGCGTTACGACGCTGCCACTTGTCACCACTGCTTATAATTTGGTGCAAGTAGTCGTCAGCAAGATCAACCCCAGGAAGCTTAAGGGTTACAGCTTGACTACCGCCACTGTCGTCGCTTATGACACCAATTTCGCCAATGTTGCCGACACCGACAAAAGTGACACCTTGAAGCTTTGTGTCGTAACCACCGCCAAAAGTCAGATTGCCAAAACCTGTGTGAATGTAAACAGGGTCAGTGTCAATATCCAAACGGATAAGCCACATTGAATAAACAATATCTGCGACTAGGGCAGTTGCAGTAGCAGCATCAAGCGAACGGGCCATCAGAAAGCCTCAGTGCATTTGAATGCAAAATCGTGCCAAGTAGGCGCAGTAACAGCCCAATTAGCAGCGTCAGGATCATCCATAGCCATAAGGCAAGTAGGACTGACAATGGTGAACGGGGCGTTGTCAAGAGGCGAGGTCCGAAGGGCTGGTTTAAACGAGACAGTTACTTGCCCGGTGCCGTTAGTAGTAGCATCAGCAGTGCAAACTTTAAGCTCGTCGTTAACAGTAAAGTAGTCGCCTTCTCTAAGAACCAAAGTGTTTATAGACCAACCATCAGTCACCAAGCTACTGCCGCTTTGGCTGCCTCCATTAACAAGACCAGCAGCACCTGCATAACCAGAAAGCAAGCTAGAAGTGCCAGGAACCGGAAACCTAAATGTATTGGCAACACCATCAAGTTGAGCAAGAAACGAACGAACCTTGCCAGCAATGGTAGTGTCTTGCTTAGACAGTTGAGCTTCAAAACTCCAAAGTGCATAAGGCAGCGCAAGAGCTTGCCGCTTGCCAGTAAACGGCGAGCGCATGGTAATGCTAGGGCGGACAAGCTTTGGCTTGAAGCTTGTGAAGTTAATGCTAGCAGGAAATGTAATTATAGTCACATTCTTGCTCCATTAAGCCTTTGCCTTCCAGCAATAGCGACACGCTTCTGAGTGTTCTTGTCGGCTTCTTGAAGTATGGCGGGAGTGTATTCTTCTTGCATAACCTTGCGGAAGCGCTTTTCAATTTCTTCAGGATTAGAGCCACCAAAGTTGGCACCTTGGAAGTTGAAGACATTGGTGTTGCCACTGCCACCTCTGCCCACAGGACCGCCGTTGGCAAAGTGGTTGTCATTGGAAATGTTCATGCCGCCATTGATAGCGTCAAGAAGCCTACGGTTCTTGCGGGCAGCGTCAGCGTTGATGACATATTCGCCGTCACTAAGCCAAGCGTTTACACGGTCGTCCCTAGGCCCGCCGGGGCCGCTCACAGGCCCGCCGTTGGCGAACTTGCCTGTAGCTGCCGCCAAGCCTTGAGCGAGCGCCACGGTGGACGCCAGCCCCGCCGCGCCTATGGCGTCGGCAGACCCCATAGTAGCGACTGAGACAAAGGCGGCAGGAGTGGCCCAAGCAGCGGCCAAAGTGCCAGCCATAGCAGTGCTGGTGGCAGTAGCCGCAGTAGCCAAGCCAAGTCCAATGGTGTGGTTAATCACCCATTGGATACCAAGCTTAATCAGGCCAGATATAAGCTCAGCAACAGCGCTTCTAGCCACATCACGCAAGGCAGCACCAAGGCTATCAGCATAAACAATGCTGTGAGCGACACTATCAGCAAAGCCGTTCTTAAGGCTGTTGAAGAAGCCGCTGAAACTGTTGATAAGCCCGCGAGTAACAGTAGTGCCGGTGTCGCGAAGGCTCAGAAGGCTGGCCCGCATAATGTTGGCAAAGTTGTTTCCGCCGCGCGCCTGAGTAGCCAAAATAGCTTGTTCGTGGGCAAGGTGAGACAGTGCCAGAGAGTATTCTTCAGCACCAACTTCACCAGCAGCGTATTGAACCAGCAGAGCGGTTTGTTGCTCTCTAAGTTGAGCAGTTTGCTGCGTAACACCAGTAATGCCAGTGCTGATGTTGCTGTCGTGAGCAGAACCGGCAGCGGCCATTCTGTCACCAATGTAGCGTTGCCCACGATCAGTGTTAGGAAGGTTGGGGTCTTTAGCCGCAAGCTCTTGGTAAGCACGGACCCTTGCGATTTCAACTTCACGGGCACGGACACTGGCATACCGCATGTTCAGCTGAACATTGAGCAACTCGTTTTGGTTAGCAATGGCAGTGTTCTGAGTATTGAACCATTGCGCCAGATCGTTTTCTCTTGTGTCTCTAACTTCGTTGTTATAAGCTTCAAGAGCAGCCCTAGCCCTGTTCAAAGCATCACCGTGGGCGACTTCGATAGCATTTTGCAAGTCTCTAAGAGTATTGCTTTGCTGAAGTCTTTGGTTAGCTTGTTCTTGGCTAATAGTGCCAGCGGCAACTCTAGCGTTAAGCATGGCGTGTTGCTCATTAGAAACACGCATAACGCTCACTTCATCTGCGTAGTGCAGAATGATGTTTGCGATAGCAAGTTGTGTTTCAGAAACCTCACGGCGCATAGCAGCGCTTTCGCTCATTCCAGCGCGAGTAGCTTCAGTATCAGCTTTTCTGTGTGCTGTCAAAACAACAAGATTAGCGTCTAGCGAAAGTGCAGCGTCACTTTCAGTAAGGGCGGCTCTAGCACTCTCAAGCTGGGCGGTAGTGCCGTCTTCAAAAGTTTGGGCAGGGCTACGGCCAGTGTTGTGGCGTTGGCGTTCTCTACGTGGCAGACCTTGTTCAACGCGGTCTTCTTCACGAAGCCGCCTAGCAATAACATCAAGTGCGGTTTGAGCTTGTTGAAGCCTCTCGCCAGTAAACAAATGCTCATTGATACCGCGCAGAATACGCGCTTGCTCGCCCAGCAGGTTATTTCGGCGTCCAACAGAAGGGTTAGCCTGTTCAACAGCGGCATAAGCCTCTCGGCTGACACGGTTGTGTTCGCCTTGAGCAGCAGCCGCGTTAGTAGCCGCTTGCGCGTTCCTTTGGTAATCTTCATAAGCCGCCACTCTAGCTTGAGCAGCAGCCACACCTTCAGGACCAATCATAAATCTAGCGAACGGGTTGTTAAGCCTGTCTCTATCGGCCCTGTCTTGGTCAGCCATTTGTTGAGACACAGAAGGGTTCAGCAAATTGCCAAGTTGATCCCAATAATTACCCAAAGCTCTAGCCGCCCTAGACCAACCATCTGCCAAGTTGTCAACTTGATTAGTTTGGCTAGCTAACGCATCAGCGACACGGCGGCTAAGTTCAACTTGAGCTTCTTCAAGCTGACCAGTTCTTACAAGCTGATTAATATGCTCAGTTTCAGCGCCATCAAGCAGGTTAAGTTGGTGGTTAAGAGTTTCAACACCGCGAGCAGGATCAGCCAAAGAGGTAGCAAGCTCTCTATTAGCTTCAGCAACATCTTGACCAGTCACACGAGCGTAAGTTTCAGAGTATTGAATAATGTTGCGCAGAGTTTCAGCACTGACAACACCTGCATGAAGCATCGCGGCTTCCATACCGCGAGCCGCTGAAATAGACACGTTGCCGGTGTTCACAGCCTCTCTAGCAAGAGTTCCAAAGCTTATAGCTGTAAGGCCGGCTTCAGCACCAACGCCATGAATTGCGTCAGTGGCTGTTTGGAAGTTTTTAACTTGATTGGTTATGGCAGCAATTGCAGTGCCCACAAGAGCGAGAATGCCTATGAGTGGAGAGAAGGCGACTGCAAGCTTAAGAAACTCTGTTGCAGAACCGGCAGCAGCTTGACCCATAATTAGCAGAGAAGTTGGCATTCTGGAGACACGGCCAGAAAGCAACTCATGGACAAGCACAAAACCTTCATAAACTACAGTAGTGTTTAAGGTTTCAATGCCAAGCTTTTTGACAGCCCCGGTTTCTCTCTCAAGGTTGCTAGCCAAGTCAGTAGCATTTAGAAAAGCAATAGACCTTGGCTGGTTAGGCTGTCTTCCAGCCAGACCATTAATTCTAGTTTCACCGGCAATGAAAGCTTGCACAAAACGTTCTTCAGCGCTAATTCTATCAGCAGCTTCTTTGTTAGCAGCAGCCGCTACAGCAGTGGCAGTGCGCTCGGCGGCAAGCTTTACTTGTGTTTCTTCATGCAGAAGTCTGGTTAGAAACTCACTTTCTTTGTCAGCAGCTTGTTGCGCAGCCCTTTCTTGCTCTTTAATTACGGCGATATGCTCAGTTGCTATTCTTTGTTTTTCTTTTTCAGCTTCAATAAACACTTGAGCACTGGCTCTTGCAGAGTTGGTTACTTTGTCATAACCATAAGCTTCTGCAATAGCGGCCTGAGTAGCCGCAGCAGCAGCTTCAGTTCGCAGCCTTGCAAGGTTTTGCTCTGTCCCGGCCATACCAGAAGCAGCAGTTTCAAACCTAGCAATAGCTGCACCAGTTGCCGCAGCAAAGCCGCTCAAAGTCAAAGCGCCAGCTTCCAGAAGCTTTTGCGCTTCTGTAAGTTGGTTGTTCATAGTTTGTTGAGCAGCAGAGTATTGGTTAACAGACGCAAAAAGCCTATCAACTCTTGTCGAATACTCGTTTGTCTTGCTAGTGACAGAGACTAAATTTTTGTCAACAGACTCAATAACAGCAGCGTAACCACCAAGGGCAGTTATTTCTTCATAAGTAAGCCTAGTGCCATTGTTCATGGCAGCCATAGCAGCTTGCTGCTTAGTCAAAAGCTCGTTGTAAGCCTTTGCAGCAGCCTCACCAGCACCAGTTAAACCTTCAAGCGCCGCAGTGCCTTTAAACACTTCGGTGGAGTTAACTGCAATGTTTAGAGAGGCTAGATCAGTCATTTCTGGCTTTCAAACCAAACCTTCAGGAACACTTTATCCAGCCGGTCAATGGCCGCGAGCGCCCACGGCTCAAGGCGCAATCCTGCCACGTCCTGATAGGCTTTCATAGCCTCCCAAGAGATAGGCAGCGGCCCGTTGTCGGTGTAGTTCCGGCGGTCGCTTAGCTTGAAGAAGTGCGCCAGAACAAACAAAGCTTGCTCTGGCACTTTAGGTTCTTCTAGCTCAGCAGGTTTGATACCGCTTTGCCTGTAGCCAGAAACAAGGTGGTCCCTAAGGGTGCTACCGTCTTCTTGCTTGGCGTTTAGCTTAAAAGTCCACTCAGCATAGTCAGCAAGTTGGCCGACTACGCTGGCATAAAATTTTCAATGTCGGCTACAGCAGCATCGACTTGAGAACGAACCCAGGAGAGTTCAGTGTAGAGCTTGTGAGCAGCAGCATGGCTGAAGGTCACAGGCCCGCCAAAGTCAATGTTCTCAAAGCCCACAGTTGCAGCGACAAGCAGTTGAGTGCCTTCCTCGCGGCGCTGTTCAACAGTCTGAACTTCAGGCTCAAGGCCACGACGAGCGCGGTCAGCAAGCTTGCGCATCTTTTCATTGGCTTGCTCATTGGCAAACTCTTGAACTTGTGGGCTATCCATCCCAAGCAGCAGAATGTATTGCCCAAGCCCGGCTTTCGTCACCGGATGGCGCAGTTCAAGTTTAAACGGCTTAGCCGCATGAACGCTGAGGTTCAGGCTAGCGAGGTCAACAGTTTCAGGCGAAGCTTGTCCGGCTTGCTTGGTCATAGTAGCTCCTAGGTGTAAGCGCTGTCTTGAACCACAAAGGTGGAAGCGACAGAGTTGGTGCCAGTGCCACCGGCAGTGTTCTCAAGGGCAGTGAACGGCATGGTCAGGGTCAGGCCCTTCTCACCGTCATCCTTGGAAGCACCACCAGCTTTACAGCGGGGGAAGGTGAAGGCAGTGAAACCAGAAGTAGCCGCAGTGCCTTGCGACAGCACCACAGTCATCGCAAACTCAGTTTCGTTGATGAAGTAGTCGCGGAACACTGCGTCAGTGAACAGCACCGTCATGTTGCCGGTAACGTCCACAGAGCCGGGGAAAATGTCAGGATCGACGTTGGCCCCAACAACGCCACCCGGCGCAGAGTAGTTGCCGTTAATGCTGAAGTCAAAGCCAGTGATATAGCCAATCACAGCGCCTTGAACAATGATGGCACCATTGACAGCAGCTTCAATGCCGCCAGTAGACAAAGCAGTAGGCGAAGTGAAGTATTGCGAAGTGTTGGTGACAATGTTCAGGCCCATGACAGACCAGTCAACAGTTGCCATGCCGGTGGGAGGCAGCTTCACATCAGCTTTGCTGATGACGCAATCCTTGAACACTTCAGATTGGGCAATGTCGCCAAACCAATGTTCAATAGTATAGTAGTCGCGAGTTTGACCGGATTGCGGCAGCCAAGTCTTCTTGCCAACAACAACGCCAGTGACACTATCGCCAGCAGCCTTAGCGCCAACAGCAACACCGTCCAGATTAAGGACAGTCATAACAGTAGCGGTCAGTGCAGTAATCAGCGCGTAGTGGCTGTTGTTAGGAGCGCCAGTGGTGGCCCAACCAGTCCAGTTGATAACATCACCAACCTTGAAGCCGTCAGTGATAAACGAACCAGCGGCGCGAGTATAGGTGCCAGCAGCACCAGCAGTGACAGCGGAGGTAACGTTGGTGAGCGCAGTGGTTGTCGCAGCGGTTTGAACAACTTGACGGCAAATGCTTTCAAAGAAGCTTTGGTAGGTGCCGACAGAAAGTTCGCCGCTGATGCTGCCGTCAATAGAGCGAACGCCGTGTCGGAAGTCACGGCGCTGTTGCGACACCAGAATTTCAGAAGACTTGTAGGTTTGCTTCTTCAAGTCCAGCGTGGACTTCACGCGGCGAAGATACTGCCCGGTGGCAGCGCCACCTGTAGCAATAGTTCCAAGAGCAGATTGCTTCTTGAAAGCCAGTGTCTTGAAGATACCAGTTGCGATGGGCATAGTCTGTTTTCCCTTAGCCTACGTTGGCGAAGAACCGAATTTTCACGGGGACAAACCACCTGTCACCGTCAACCCGCCCCGCATCTACCGCTGGCGTTCGTTGCACTGTAACAGTCACCGAGCCGCTTGTGAATGACTTTCCACGGGGGAAAGCCGCCCTGATAAGCTCTGCCCTAGTGTAAGCATCTTTGGGTCCAGCGTGTATCGGATAAGCAAGGTTCACTTGCAAATAACCAATCTCACGATGGAACTTATCGAAGCTTGGGTTTTCAGGTTCAGCCAGCATCAAGAACACAGCCTGATACGGCACACCTGCCACAGGCTTGTATTCCATATTTTCGTAAGCAGTAGCAAAGCCAGGAGTAACCGCTTCAAGAGCAGCTTCTAGCAGTTGACGAATAACGAGCGCGCTCATGCCATGATGCCCACAGAAACACCTGCCTCAGCTTCCATGAAAGCTTTTTGAAAGATGCTGTCAAATTCAAGAATTGTCAGACCCACCATACCATGAGGGGCTTGGGGAGAACCTCTACCGCTTTCCAAAACTTCGGCGTAAGGTAGAGAATTAGTAATGTAGAAAGTTTCGCCTCTGTAGCTTGCTGGAATAGCTGAGTTGATCCTAACCATACTAAGTTCACCAGTAGGATCAGTTTCTTCAGTGATGGATATGTCAGGTGCGCCTATGGCGCCATTCCAATTAGCTTTAAATTGACCGGGAACATAACCCGGTGGTGGAACCCAAACACCACGACCGGCGACAGGGGACTTGTTTATTACAGAAGCAGCCACACCCATTATAGTGTTGCGAACAGTCAGAGCGCCAAGGTTCTTGACCTTGGTTTCAAAAGCTCTAAGTTGTGCTTCAAAGCTAGGCATTAGTTCCTTCTAACTGACAGTTCGTAAATGCAAGGAAGCTCACCACTATACACAGCGGCGCACAGCACTGCCGTGTAAACAACACCATCAACAGTAATTGTGCTACCAACACCTGGAGTTACAGTCAAACCTTCAGCAGCAATAGTGATTTTCTTTTCAGCTTGAGAGATAGCGCTATCTTTGCCAAAGCGTTCGCCATAAGAGTTGCGAACATTATCAGCAAACTCCTCAATCAGACCTTGAACAGTAACAGACGTAGAAGCTGACGTGACAGAGCTTGTGGCAATGTCATAGGTTCCAGCAGAAGGAACCGTCAGCGTCACAGACTTACCAAATTTCTTGATAAGCTTTAGCGCAAGAGGTCTAAGTGAGGCGTCTAGGGTCACAGGCGTCCAATCATTGTGCGGCCACTATTTTGAAGATAAGGAGCCAGCTTGCGTTGAACAAAAGGATAGACTTTGCTGTTTACACCACCTTCAGCATACTCGACTTCAAGCGAGCCGACCTTGACACGCTTGGCAAAGTCTTCGGGCGAAAGGTCAGGAATAAGCTCGTCGCCAGACACAGTGCGAAGCGCTAGTTCACAGCAGACTTGAGCAATGAGCGTGGGCACAGAATCGCTATCAACATAACCAGCATAACCTTGCCAGTCAGGTTGGTCAACATAAGTGCGCGGCCAAGACAGAGCTTGGGTGACTACTTTCTTGTAACCTTTCCACTTCAGACGGTAGGTGGCTTCCATGTAGTCAGTTGCTTTACGCAGAGCAACTTCAGGATCGTCTACGTCATCCCAAGTTGAGTTGCCGCGACTTGCATGGTAAGCAGCCGCAAACGCCACAGAAGCGTAGCTTTCTGCGTTAGAAAGTCCAGTGCCGTCTTCAACAACAAGGGTCATCGTTCAACCACCTTGATAAAGACACTGCGTTCATCTTGCCTACCGCCAGCAGTAGTGATGTGGCAGACAACGCGATAGGTAGCGCCAGCAGTGCCACCAGAAAGCCAGGCTGTAACAACACCACCGACAAACGCAGAACTTGCAACAGAAAGGCCAGTATCAGCAGCAATGCTGATAGAGCTAATGGTGTCAGACACAGCCGCCAGCCATGCCGCCCAATCCCAACTGTAGTCAAGCACAGCTTGAGGGTCTTTAGTGATAGTGGCTTTGCCACTTGTGCTGATTGTGTAAGTGTCAGTAGTCATTTCAGGCGTCCTAAACGTCAATCGCTATGGTGCGGTTTTCAGCGTTGGCAGTCAAGCTACGGTTCTCGGCGTTCAGCACAAGCTTTCTGTTTTCAACGTTAACAGCAAGCTTTCTATTTTCAGCGTTAATCACAAGCTTTCTATTTTCAGCATTAACAACAAGAAGCCTACTTTCAACAATAACGTGGTAAACTCTATCAACTGGAACAATCCAAACTCTGATTGTGCCTTGTGAAGCTGACAGAACAAATGAAGATAGCGGGACACCAATACCCACAGAAAGGCTACCTTGAGAAGTGCTAAGGCTTTTGCCTGTCAAGGCTTGGAACAGCCCGGCCACAATAGTGCCTTGTTGCGCTGTAAGCTGGTTGCCAGAAATGGCTTTGGTGAGTGAAACACCAAGCTGACCAATGCTGACGGTAGTTTGTGCTCCAACCATAGCTACTGCGAAGCTAGGTGTAAGTGTCCCGCTGTTGACTGTAACTTGCTGACCAACAAGCGCCACATTGACTGCTGTAGCTGTAGCTGGTGTAAGCACACCACCACTTACAGTGCTGACTGCGCCACTCAGAGGCAGTGTAAACGCAGCCCCGAAGATCCCGGCGGCAGAGGTCACAGCCTGTCCAGTCAGGGGGACCGCAGACCCCGGCGACAGGGAGCCACGGGAGGCTGTCACAGCCTGTCCCGTAGTCGGGACGGTCATAGACACCCCAAAAGCTCCTTGCCCGCCTGTGAGGCTGTTTCCGGCCAAGGCGAAGCTGAAGCCGGGGGCGAGGGAGCCTTGGGCGGCAGCAGAAGCAAAGCCAACAAGGGTGAAGTTGAAACTAGGCGCCAGTGTTCCTTGCTGAGTAGCGCTTTGGTTGCCAACAAGAGAAACAGCAAAACCAGAAACTAAAGTGCCTTGCGAAGCCGCAATTTGTTGGCCGGTAAGTGGTATGAAAAAGCTGGGAGTAAAGCTTCCCATTGAAACTGTAGTGCCAAAGCCAGTTAAGGCAACGGAGATAGCCGTGGTAGGCGTGTAGGTGATGACAATGAGGCCAGCAGCGCCAGCGCCGCCGGAAGCAACACCATTTGTCCCGCCACCGCCGCCGTAGAGGCCGCCCGCGCCCGGTGTAAAACCGCCGCCGCCGCCTGAGCCCGCTGTCGTGCCACCGGGGTTGGACGTATATTCCGCGCCGTTTCCACCGTTTCCGGTGGCCCCGCCCGAACCGCCTGAACCGTTGTCACCCGCGCCGCCGTTGGCGATCCCGCCGTTGAGCCCGGCCCCGTTAGGGCCGCCTGCGCCGCCGCCGCCGCCGGTCCCGCCGTTGCCACCCTTGAACTTCGTCGCGCCAACCGACGCGGCAACCGTGCCTCCCGCCCCGGTTGTTGATCCGCCCTGGCCTCCCTGTGCGCCAACGGTGCAAGTTCCGAGGGTGGAACCCCCTAAGCACGTGTTGCCGCCAGCCCCGCCGGACGCCCCCGCCGCGCCAATGGCAACCGTGACGGAACCGGAAAGGGTGAGGTTCGTGCTTTTGGCGAAAGCGCCGCCGCCGCCGCCCGTGCCGGTGCTGCCGGAGTCTCCCGCGCCCCCACCCCCGATGCAAACGACGGAGTTAGCCGCGTTGTTCCAGTCCGCCGGGACCGTCCATGAGGTAGTTCCGGCTGTGAGAAAGATTACAGTAGCGGCCACGGTGTTGCCTTACTTAACGTGGCAGCTAAAGTTCGATAACCTCGAACTCAGAAGCCAGTTCGTTTTCAATCTTGGCAGCAATGGCCGGAGTGTCGGCCCTAAAGCCAAGATTGGAGCCCGGATAGTCGTCGCCGAAGTCTTCCTTGTCTTTAGCAGTTGCCGGGACAAAAGCAAGGAAGTTTTGAGCATCACCTTCAGCCTCAACAGTGAGGAAAGGCAGTGCCCCAATATAGCGATACATTTTCTCAGCCATGTTATGCAATCCTAATCAGGCCGTTGGTGCTGTCATTGGTCGGCATAGTCAGAGTGAATGTGCCGGAAGTGATCGACTGAGCGCCGAAGGTAAACACAGCGACTTCAAGCTTAGAAGTGCTAGAAGCGTTGTAAAGAACAGCGCAGTCGAAGCTACCAGAGCTAGTGAAGGAAGACCAAGAAGCAGAAGCACTTGGCGTCCAAAAAGCAGTGGTGCCAGAGGTTGTTGGCGCAGTGGCATTAGTAACTGCAACCCCGCCAGCAGTATAGCCGCCAGTAGCGGCAAGCTCGCCAGTGGTGTTATACACAGTGTCAGAAGCACCGCGAGTGGCGGTAGCCAAAAACAGAGCGAGGTTGAACACGTCCTTAGTAGTGACGGTTCGGGTGCCGTTAGCACCTTGGGTGCCAAAAGCGTGAGAGCCGTTAAGCAACTCTTGCTTAAAGCTAGTGCAAACAGCAGCAGTATTAGCCATAGTGCCAGTTCCTTAAGTTACGAACATGCCTTGTTGGACTTCAGCAGGTTCAACGATTTTCGGCCACTTCTTCATGTGAGCATGGCAGGAACGGTGACGAAGTTCCTTTCCTTCCCAATACTCAGTAGCAGTAGTGATATAGTCGTCAGTATCAATAGTGATGACGCGCTTTTCAAGCTCGTCAGCTTCCATGAAAGTTTGATAACCACCTTCAACGTAAGGCAGGTGATTTTCATCCCACTTGGTTTCACCGCCCAGAGTAACTTGAATTAGAGACATGGTATGCCCACAGTTGATGTTGACGTTTTTATTGCTTGCCCCAACCGGCTTGGTTTTCGTTGGCCTTGGTAGCTTCAGCAGCAGCTTCAGCTTCAGCCTTGGCCTTGGCAGCTTTCGCAGCCTCAGCTTCAGCCTCAGCTTTCGCAGCCTCAGCTTTCGCAGCCTCAGCTTTCGCAGCCTCAGCTTTCGCAGCCTCAGCTTCAGCCTTGGTCAGCTTCTTTTCGACAGGGGCCGGTTCTTCAGAACCTTCAACATAAAGCTCATGGACAGCTTCGTTGAAGTCTTCTTCGTTAATCTCAACAAAGGCACCTTGGGTTTCAGGGTGCGTGCTTTTGACTTTTACAGTATTGCAAACTTCAGACATTTTCAAGTTTCCTTCTACTTGCGTAAGCCAACCTGACAGGATTGACTTATGAAAGAAGAAGGGGGCTGGCCGAAGCCAGCCCCCGACACCTTAACCGAGCAGCAGGGCAGTGTGCTGTTCGTTAGCAGTGCCAACACCCCATGCGCAGGAAATTTCCCACTGCATTTGGCGGTATTGCGGGTATTGCGCAATCTCGAACACCAGACCAGACACAGGGTCTTGAATGGTAGTGCGGTCGCGCGCCATGTCGCCACCGTCAGGCAGCAGCGGAAGACGCTGAGCCAGCAGCAGCGAACTGCGATGGAAGGCCATGTTGCGGGCAGCAGCGGCAACCACAGTGATAGCCTTAGTCGCAGCCGACATAGCCACACGCAGACCGGGAGCGCCGATGGTGATAGTGCCGCCGTTGGAAACGTCAGCGTCACCAGAGGTCACAACATACTGGTTGGTATCACCAGCGAAGGTGATAACGTCACCAGCAATAAGAGTGCCAGTGCCGACAGCAGCCAGGGTCAGAGTGGTAGTGCCAACAGCGTAACCAGCGTTGTTGGTGGTCGCGCCAGAAGCAGTGCCGACAGTCACAGCCTGCTTCACTTGGGCACTCTCACGAATGTCAAAGTTGTTCAGGTTGATGAGCTTGCCTTGCGTCAGCACGTCTTGGGTGCCAGCTTCATTCACCTTATACAGGTTGGAAAGCTTGCGGAGGTTCGCACCGGCAGAAGTGTCGATGATAAGATGACGGTCAGACGCAGGAGCGCCGTTGTCATCAAGCATCTTCTTCAGATCAGCAGTGCTGTTCAAGGTGGAAGCAAACGGAGTGGTGCCCGCAGTGCCGGTAGCACGGCTGAAGTTCTTGTGCATACCAGCAAGGTCGCTTTCAATTTCATTCGTCAGAGTGCGAATGGCTTGAGCGATTTGCTGTTGCTGGATGGTCAGAACGCCGCTGCCAAAAGACAGGCCACGGATTTCTTCACCGTTCCAGCGGAACGGAACCCGGCGAGACTTGGTAATGGCGATAGAGGCCTTACCAATAGTCTGGTTGCCGTCATCCGGCGGGGTCACAGCCGGAGTGATGTCGCTAGCGCTAGCGGCAGGAGCGATAGGCCAAGTGATGTTTTCATTGACAGCAGCGCGAGCCAGCGCAGCGTCAGAAGTGCAAGCCGGGATCAGGCCGACGAGTTCGCGGCTGACAATAGCCAGCGCAGCGTAAACGTCAGGAATGAGCCCGGTCAGGGTGTTCGGAGTGGACATTTGTTCCTCTAGTCTACAAGGGTGCCGCCATCAGCAAAGAACTTTGCATTGGCAGCAGGGTTTGTGCGGGTTTGTTCTTCAAAGGCTGCCCTAGTCATGGTGGCCTTGCCACTGCCGCCGTCAGGAGCCTTGCCCCCGTTGGCACCACCACCCCCATTCACAGGAGCAGCAATGTAGTGCTTCCCTTCGTCCCCTTGGGACCACTGAGTAACATAGTCGCCTAGCGCTAAGTCACCTACGAACGCCTTACGCTCGCCAGCAACCTCTTTTACCTCAACCTTGCTCGAAAGCAAAGCCTTTGCAGCGGGCAGGAAAGGGGCTGCAACGTTGGCCTTGGCGAGCGCTTCCGTAAGCCCGCCATCAACCACAAGCCGTTGAACTGCCTTTTCTTCCGCAGTCAGCTTGCCCGTGGTTTCTTCCAGAGTGGACTGAGTAACCTTGAGTTGCTTGTTAGCTTCTTTCAAAGCTTTTTGGACAGTTTCAAGTTCACCTTCGAGACGAGCAATCTCAACAGGATCGGCGCTGTCCTTGCCTTCATTGGCCTTCTTCAGGTTAGCCAGCAATTCTTTGTTCTTGGTCTTCAGGCCAGTAATAGCAACTTCGTGTTGTTGCTCCTGTTCTTCAAGAGCAGCGGCGATAGCAGCCTGAACTGCCTTCTTGGTATCAGGATCATTGGGATCATACGGCATTTTGGTTGTTTACTCCTTGCTTGCCCGGTTGGTTGATAGTTGCAGGGGCAGGGTCTTGGAACTTGCCCTTGCGGTGTTCTTCAATAGTCAAATCAGCTTCAACAACATCGCCGCGTTGCAGCAAGTCGAAAAGTTCTTCCTCGCTGATTGCACCAGCTTGCCAAGCTGCAACCCATGAAGTCAAGGTTTGACCGTCAACATTCAGCGGCAGGAAGTCACGGTTGAGCTTGTAGGTGCATTCACCGGCAACCCCTGCCCACGCTGCAAAGATGGTCAGCGCCCGGCTAAGGCCAATGGAAACTGCAATCGAGATATCAGACAGGATCGAGTTCTCGCCAGTCCTATGGATAGCAGCAGTAGTGGGTTGCTCAACTTGCTTCTTTTCAGCAGCTAGCATTCTAGCACCAAGGACAGCCATCTGGCTTTCCTTGCGGTCAAGGTTCTGCACTAGAGAGTTTAGACCTTGGCCGGTAAACTCAATGAATTTGGCATTAGCGTCAGGGCTTGTTTCAACAATGGCAGCTTGCGAACCAAGATAAATCTTGGCAGGAGCTTCGCCATTGTCAACCACTTCAGGCATGTGACCGCTTAGAAACAGTGTGGGCAGAGCCGTGAAGTGGCAGCCGTGTTCATAGTCAGCAGACGTGCGGTAGTGCGACAGGTTGATATCGACAAGATCAAGCAGCGGAGGCTCGTCGTCATCAAAAGTAACACCATCAGGTGTCATGACAATGAACGGAATTTCATCCATCGTTTGATTGTTGATTTTCGGGAAAATGTCAGAACCGATTTGTTCCTGTTCGCCACGGTCCTTGTTGATCCTGAAGACACGCTGCCTGTAGACTTCATCATTCATAAGGTCCAGCACCCTGTAGTGGGTTTCGCAGGAACTCTTGAACTCAGTGTCAGGCACTTCAACTTCTTCGGTTAGCACCACCATGCTCAGCTTCCACACATTCTTAATGCGTTTAAACTTCCAGTTGATGATGGTTTCCGCTTCATAGATTTTCATTGACGGGCGCAGGTTCAGCCTTTCGGCCACTGCTTTAGTAAGAGGACCGTCGCTATCAATAGCAACAGGATAATCGACAAGAACTCCAACACGACCAATTTCAACACACTCCTCTGCAACTTCATGCGCAAAGACAGCAAAAGGAGTGCCGCAAAGGTCAACGTCGTTGAGCACTTCAGTCAGCCCATCAGGCACAGCCTGAGTAGGTGGCTTTCTGAATAGCATACCAACAAAGCCAGACGCAGTGCGCGCGGTAGCATTGTAGAACGGTGCGCGCATCAAGTAGTCTTTGTAGTCTTGAGCTTCTTGGTCGCGCAGCTTGGGAAGATAGGTGGCACCAGCAGCCTTTACAGCATCACCGCCTTCAATAACATCGCGGCAGCGCTTCCAGATCGGTGCAGACTTGGTGTAGCACTTGTGCTGTGTTTGAACGTCAGCCAATTGCTAAACTCCTGACAGGCGAAGGCGCGACATTCCAGTGCCACGAACAGGGAATGAATAGGCCACAAAGTAACCCCCTGCGTCAACAGCGTGGTCTAGGCCGCTGGTCTTATCTGGCTCGCCGTTTGTGTCGTAAACTTGCTTCTCAAGGCTTTCAACAAATTCAGGACATTGGGTGACATTTACCTTAAGCCTACGATCACCTTTGGCGTTCTTAATCAGCAAGTTCATGGCAAGCACACGGTCGCGCACAGTTGGGTTGCTGGCATTGTGCATTACATTAGCACCGCCAAAAGCAAGACGCAGCAAAGCAATGTCAGAAGTGTTTGCTTGGTTAGTCTTGCGTTGAGCACCACTGGCGTCAGGATAGATGAACACGCGGTTGTTTGGGAACCGGCGCTTGATAGCTAGGATCATAGCAGGAGTGTCAAACTGCTTTGTAATCTCAGCAACAGCATGGGGCCAATAACTGCCGTCTTCGCCCTTGCGCCTGACAAACACAACAGCAGCCATTTTGGTAACGTTGAAGTCCATACCAATATGCAAGTCTTCAGGTTGTGGCTTGCCGTTCTTGTCTATGTAAGTGCTGACTACCTCAGTTGAGCCATTGAGGACACGATCAAATTCAGGATACACAGAGCCAGAAGTAAGATTGACAAACTCCCCATCAATGTAAGCTTGAATGAGGTTGGTAGGGTATTGTGCCATAAGATTAGATACATAATCAGCAGGCAGAAAAGGGTTGCTGTAGGTAGCAGCACGAATAAGCTCATAGCCGTCCTCAGGCTTGATATCCTTGCCCCAACGCTCGTATACGAATTTAAACCCTTCAGGAGTGGTGCCCACAGCGATGGTGTTGGGCTTGCCGTCAGTTTTGCGTTGCCGGTTACGGGCCAGGATTTTGTTCCAAGCATTGAGCGCATCTTTGGGCTTCAGCACGTCAATTTCGTCAATCAGCGCGTCGGCGTGTTCGTAACCAACAATCCGGTCAGGATTGTCCATAGTCCGAAAGATGATTTGACCAGCATCTTTGATAGTAATGCCTGGGCTTGGAGCCCGAGTTGACTTGTATGGGATACCATACTTGTCGAGCTTTTCTTCAAAGCGCGGAAGTGCAATCAGCCGCACAAGGTCAAATGTGGGCAGGTAGTAGCCAATGTTTAGCTTAGGGTAAGCAAGCTTCAGCATCAGGGCGCGAGATATCAACGCCTCAGTCTTGCCAGACCCAAAGCCACCTACGAACGCAGGGAATTTAAACGGGGTCGCAACCAGCCTGTGCTGCGGAATGCTTAGCTCTACATCTTGAACTAAAGACATTAAGCCACATTTGCGCTTTCAATCGTGACAGGCTGCTCGTCAGCTTGACGCGGCACGAAGTTGAACGTGACACCACCGGCAGGTTTGTTGTCAGCAGTGGCAGTCTTAATTTCGATAGGCTTGGTAATGTCCCCTTGCATTTCAGCAATCAGGCGCAGCGCGTTCAGCCGGTCACGGTCAGAAGCCAAGCGGTCTTCAGCAATGTTCAGCGCAATGGACTTCAGGCGTTGCTTAGGCACATGGTCGTTGTCCACCGGAGTGTAGGTAGACAGCGCGTGAATGCGCTCTTGAACGCCAAGGTCTTTAGACCAAGCAGCAGCCGCTTGCATGGCCCGAGCATCAGGATCACGCAAGTCCCTGAAAATATGGGCCGCAATCTCAAAGCTGGAGAACCTGTCGCCATGAGTAGCAGACATGCGGCAGAAAGCCTCTTTCAAGGCTTCAGGGTCTTCACCCTCGAAAAACAGAATGGGCGACCAATTGCTCATGCACAGATACTAGGGGTTGCTCGCCTCAGGACACAAGGCCCTAATTGCAGCATTGTTTGCCCTGACCGCGTTGATAGTCTCAAGCGTGTCGGCATGGCTAAGCCGCACTACATGGATAGTAGCGCAGACAGCAGAGTTAGTCGCGGAAGTCGGGGTCGTTTGAGGCTGTATGTGCTGACAACTGGTCAGCAGAAAGAGGACGAACAGCCCTAACAGCAGTATTAGCCCGTGATACAGCTTCATTAGCTTGCCTTTCAGTGGCAGCAGCCTGTTTATCAGCACCAACCTGCTCACTTGCAGTAGTCCGCTCACGCTCCCCGAAGAAAGCTTTGGCCACAGCAGCAAGCAGGTTGATGATGAAAGCAATCATGGTTCAGCCGTGGCCGTGGGCTTTGCGGTTCTTGATGAAGACCCAGATAGCCGGCACAGCCAGAACAACAGCGCCAGTGATAGCGCTAGCGGTTTGAGCATCAACAATGCCCTTTCCGATCAGGTAGCCAGCCACAGCGCCCATAATCAGGCGAGCACAACTAGCAATGTTGGCAGCAGTGGGATCAGTAGGCAGAGGCGTTTGGTTGTCCGACATGGTGTTCCCTTTCAGGGGTGGGAGGGTCTAAGGCCCACAGAGTATCCACCGCCGGGCTTCTTGGTCAAGATTTGCCCACGGAAGCGGGGATCAACCGAAATGTGGACCCAAGTGCCTTCTTCAATCAGTTGATCGAACTGAATAAGCTTGCTGTTAGCAATAAAGTGGCAAATTGACAGCGGCGAGCCATACTGTGGGCAGATAAAGTCAGCGGCATAGCCCAGAAGGTGCGCAGAGTTCTTAACACCGCCAATAGCAGCGTTCAAAGCCGGGCTTCGATAGCCAGAATTAATGTGCAGCGGGTAGCCAAGCAGCGTCCTGACGCTTTCAAGCGTAAAAGCCAGCTTTTTCAGGTTTTCAACCACCTGTCGCGGCGGCTCATTGTTCAGATTTTGCCTAGAAGCAGTCTGAGAAGTGGTAAATTCGTCAAGATGGAAGTGTTCAGTGAGCATCATGTCCGATTTGTCCTTTAATGGGTAACAAAAGTGTTCATAGCCACCAAGAAGTGCCAAATTTCAGGCGCAGCGAAGGCAACGAACTTCCAAATGAAGAAAACAGCAGTGCCTACAGAGGCAATTGTCGCTATAAGCTTCCATGTAGCTTCATATTGGCTCATCATAGCCAGCGGCTTGCCCTTAGTCTTGCCTGTGGCCGCGTTTGCCCCAATGCCGAATGCTTCTTGGAACGTAGCCTGATGTTCAGCGATATGTTCCACCTTGGCTAGAATGTCATCTAGCACGCTTTTGGTTTCAAGCTTGTGCTCACGCAGGTTGCTTGAGACTTCTTCCCTGAGTTCGTGCACACAGTTGTGCAGTTCTTCGATAGCGTCAGCCAAATTAGCCATTGTAGGCCGTGCTGGAAGTTTAGTGATCGGTGCCAACTCAGTCATGCCCACAAAGAGAGTTTAGTTTGGTTTGAAGCTTGATTGGGAGTTTTGGCCTGTCAGCCCAAGGTTTCAGCAGTATGACTTGCTTAGCCTAGTTCGCGTGGCTGACAGGCCGCCAACTCCCCCTCGGAGTAGGGTCAATTTCGCGTGTGCCGGGGTGGCTGTCAACTGGCAGTGGGGGCCGGGTTTTTGGGTGGGGGTGGGTCTAAAATTAGGCCGGGGGTTGTTTTTAATGGTGGGGTTAATAATCAGTGTCAAAAGTATGGGGGTAGGTTTTGAAATTGGGGGTCGTGTTGTGAGGGTTAGGCCGAGCCAACATGATGGTATACTTACCCCCACCACCCCTATACTTGCGAATACTTAGTTAGGCAGCAGCAATACAGTATAGCCATTGCATGAATACAGTGTTCACATATGTTCCACATTTACAACGCTTGAGTGTGTAGCTTGAAAGTGCAACCGAGTGCTTGGACGTTCCATGAACAAAGCTAGAACGTTCGTGAACACGAGTTTTTAGGTATCAACACAGCGGACCAGCAGGAAAAGCCGCCCAGCGCGCTTAAATCGGCCCTAGCGTTGATGCTGTGGAATTAGGCCAGATTGCTAGGCTTGCCCACAAGATAGGCCATTGACAGGAAGTCCGCTTGATAGTATGGCGCGAAGCTTTGAGTAAAGCTTAGAGTATAAATGGGTTTTTCAGAGTGTAGTTATTAACTAGGCCAGCAAAAACCCGCCTATAATTCAATAATCATTTGATTTATCGCCGCTAAACCTTGCTGTGTAAGGGGTTGGTAGAGAAATAATAAATAATAAATAATAAAAATGTAGAATTTCTCTCATACTTTACTGGCTTTTACTGCTTTTTCGCGTCAACCCAAATAAAGCAATACTGTTTCCAAATATGATTGCACCTACTCTTAAATAACTCTCTCT